TGTCCGCCATATCGCGCAGGGAAGCGGGAAGCGTCTCAAGCGCCAGCATTGCCGTTTTCCTGCGCCCGCTGGTGCTTGACCAGAGCCGTGATCACGCCGCCGAGCTGTTCGCCGTCAAGCCAAGAAAGCCCCACGCCGTACATACGTTTGGCGATCGCCTCGACGTATGCCCACGGCTTTTTGGTTTCAAGGCGAAGCGCATTGATTTTCTTGAGCAGTTCCGCAAATTCCGGGCGAACCTTCGGGGCCTTGGGGAGGCTCCCTTTCCACCCGCGTTTGCGCAGGGCGGCGATAACCGCAACAAGCTGGCGATCCGTGCAGGATGCAGCCGAGATTTTGCCTGTCAAATTGAACAGCATGGCGCGATAGGTATCTTCATCAAGCCCAAGGTCTTTCTGTGCGATATGTATCTTTGCCATAAGCGACTTGCGCGATTCCATTCAGCACCTCACAAGGTTGTCGACAGGGTGAAGCTCAACGCCGCCGTACACCATGACGGCGACATACCAAAGGCCGTCGGCGGCGCGGATAGGCGCGCTGGCCACGTAGCCCGTCCAGACGGGCGACGCGCCCGGTACGCCGCGCGGCACTTTGACGCGGGTCTTTACAGGAAGATTTGGCACGGTCACGGGCGTGATCTCGCCGCCCGCCGCGAACTCGGCGGCAAGGGCGGCGACTTCATCGGCGCAAAGGAACAGCTTTTGATCCTCCAGATCGTACCAGCGCCGATCGAGCCGAACCCGGAAGCGCCCGGCGGGGCCGCCGTGGTTTTCCGCCGGGGAAAGCTCGATCTTCATGCGGATGGTGCCAAAACGTACACCAATAGAGCCGCAGAATTTTTTATCCGGGCGTGTCATTTTCCGCACCGTTCCCGCGCGGCCTTCGGCGTGGGGGCCGTCGGGGCCACGGCATTAAGAGCGTCACAGCACACCTTGAGCATGTTCTCGGCGGCGTCCGGGGCGTCCTTATCAATAAAGAAAGTCGCTACGATACGCTTTTTTGCCGTGTCCTGAATGGCGGGAATGCCAGCGCCGGAGCGGGTGGGGATGAAACGGGGCATATGTATCTCTCCTTATTTTATTGCTTTCGCTCATCAGACCCGAAATCATCGGGTGACGGCCCGTGTGGGCCGTTTCGCGTTTATCTGCTCTTCTTTTTTAAGGGATACGCTTTATATTTTATCGTTATTTTAATACCTTTCGTTACATGTTCAACCGTTATGTCTCTAGAGCGTGTCGCAATCATATAGTTAAGATGGTCTTTTACTGTCGCATCCAGCCCTTTTTCTCTCAGTGCGGCCTCTGCCTGTTCTTCGCTTGGCAATTTATCCATCACGCCACCCTCATATGTTTGACGCGGTCCGCAACTTCTGCGCGTTTTGCGTTGTTGAAACGGTCAACTGTACCGACAAGGTAGCCGGTAATCCGGCGGATACGCTCGAACTTGACGCCCTCGCCGACAATCAGCTTGCCGTCGCGCCTTGTGACGGGCATATGGTCAATCAATTCCATTTTTCATCCTTACTTGTAACAGTAACTTCAAGCGACACGGACAGGCCCTTTGTTTCGTGGTAGTCCTTCAACATGGCAGGCATATCTCTTTCCATGCCGTCAACAAAACCACTCAGGAAGGCACTCATTCCCGGATTCGTAGGTGCCGTGAATTCGACAACACCGGTGAGCATCTGGTGCATAAGCGACAGGCCGTCCGCAAACCCTACGAGCATCCCGCTCTCGAAGTCGGGACTTAGCAATTCATTCTCACCCTTAGACATGTTTTTCATCCCCTTCTCCCTACTTAAACGCCCGCGCTTCGATGACAGCCCATGATACTTCTTCTATTCCGCTGCTGACTGCGGAAAGTATACGCAGCGCATCCGGGCGTTCATCATGCGCATACGTCATTGCCAGATTGAGCGCTTCCGATGCCTCGGCCATATGTCGCTCGGCGGCCGCCATAGCATCATCAAAGGTTTTGGGTTGCGCCTCCCACCGATCGATGCGGGCGATCATCTCTTTGACGATAAATGCCGGTAGATGGATATCGGGATGCACCGTATCGCACATCTCACGAACAATACTCAGCGCACTGTCGGAAATCGGCCTGTCGCTCATCACCTTTCTTCCTTGTTTTATCGGTTATGGACGTTCCGTCCTTTCGGCTCGCATCATCAGGCCCGGTAGCCAACCCGGACGACCGCCCCACATGGGGGGCGGTTTCGCGTTATTCTTCGCCAACCTCGGTCAATGTAAGCTCCACTTTGAACCTACCGTCGCCTATCCTGCATTTAAACCCCAGAGCTTCGATATCGGCTCCTTCCATAACCCGTATGGCCTGCGCTATGGTCGCTTCCCAAGGTCTTTCAACAACCTTCTTAATCAACAATTCTTCATCAAAAGACATACCCATCTTTTCACCCCTGATCCGTGCTTTCAGAGTCAAGCAATTCAAACGTAACTTTCATCTTGAACACGCCGGGAACGATATGCGTAGCAGTCAAACAAGCAGTTTCCGCATTAAGCATGAGCGAAAGATAATCGGCGAGCGTCGCGTCAAGCCGTTTGTTTTTGACTGTTTGCTTATATTCTTGGACTTCGCCTTCATTCATCTTGATACCCCTCAAACAGTTTATTGATTTCTTCCCGTCCCGCCGTATCTATGGCCCTTACTTGCAGGGTGCCGTCTTCGTCGCGGTAGGCAATGAGCGACTTCTGATTCACCCATGCAATCAGGCATTTTGCCAGAAGGGCATTCGTCGCGCCGTCGCTCCTGCGCATGTTGTCGATCATCTTTATCTGTTCGATATGCCGGTGGTACTCTTTCCAAGTCGCATAGGCGGACGAGGCCAGCCACGCGAGCGGGAACAGGATCAGAAAGGCACTGACGGCCAGATCCGCAAACTTCATTCTTTCCCCTCCCTGATCCGCCGGACGGCATCCGGCGGAAAGCCCGCGTCCATCAACAACTTGAACGCCTTGTCCCGGATCTGGCTCTTAAGGAACCGCCTGTACTCGTCGGACGCCTCACGCCACACATCGGAGCCGGTCAATTCCTCCATATCTCCAACGCGGTAGCGGGTATTTCGCGTCAGCCGATCGGCGTACAACCCTGAAAGCCGCTCAACGTCCTTTTTCGATACCGTCGCCATAACCCACCTCACACGTTCGCAAAGTCGAGGCTGATCGGCTGGTACGCGCCGGAAGCGTCACGCTCATACGCCCGGACATAGACGCGGCTGTCCAGAACTTGCAGGCTTTCAGTGATCGCCCGCATGGCCTCTTTCCAGTCCGGATCGTCGATCTCGATTCGCCGCAGGCCGAGCACAGCGCCGGTGTTGATGCGGCCTTTCTTGTCGACCTTGAACGCTTGCTCAACCACAGCCCGGAGTTCAGGCCGGGAATCGGCGCACCAGCGGCGCAGGCACCCGTCGATCAGCTCCTTTGCCGCCTGCAAACCCTCGTCGAACGTGAGCAGCTGACCATAATCACGGCACAGCTTGTACTTGCCGTCAAAAGAAAGGAGCTGCACGTTGCCCTTGACGCCGCCGAGCCGAACGCCGTACCGCTCGCCGGAAAGCTGGACAAAGGCGTCCACATCCGAAAGGAGGCTTGCCTTGACGGCCCGCATTTCCGCTTGCAGCGCCTTGATCTTCTCCATCTTTTCCTTGACCAGCGCGTCACGCTCAATGTCGATCGGGCGGATGTTGGCAATCGGCACGAGACACCCTTGCGCGTTTTCCATATAACCGTCAGGGAGTTGGGATTCGTTAAGCATTGTTTTTCTCCTTATATGTTGGGGAGTTCTTCCCAATGAACCTTTGTGTATTTCTTAGCGTACTGGTGCGAGAGCCACAGATGGAAAGCCGCTTCTTCGGCTGAGGCCAATACTTTGATTTCGTTGCGCATATTGTTGATAATCTGACCAACTTCCATGCCGGTCCCCTTGGAATCGTCACGCAGGGCCAAAACAAGACTGTTCAACAGACGCTCAAGGCGTTCAGCAACCATAGTGCTTATCCTTTTGGTTGGGGTTGAATGTACATTTCTGGCACGCCCGCCAGCGGCGCAGGGCCGCCGGGCTCGACGTGGGCGCTTTTCCGGCATACCGGGCGCAGGCGTCGCTATGGAGCAATGCGCCGTCATAGGGGCATTCGTGGCGCGTGTACCGGTCTATGACCCGTGCCGCCATACGATCGGTGCTTGCCGGGTAACACTCTTTGATCAGTAGATCGACGGAAGTGCGGCTAATCCCAATCTCGCGTGCCGTCGGGCCGACGCCGATCTCGGCGACGCGGGCGCGGAGCAGCGCGAGCCAATCATCAGACATGATGCACCTCCCCGGTGTTCGTGTCGGTTACGGTTTCTCTTTTCGTGTTGTATGCCGGTGCATTGCGCCCGGTATTGTTGACGAGCCGAAACAACTGCGGATTGCGCACAGAGGGCTCGACGTACCCCGCTTTCTGGAGTGCCCGGACATAGCGCCGCAGATCCTTTTCAGCGTTTTTCTCCGAGCCGTCGGCCAGCGTCATAAGCATGTCGTCGACGCTCAACCAGATTTTCATCCGCATGAGGTTCCATGCCCGTGACCGGAGCGATGTACGATAGCGCGCAACGGACATGCCGGGCTTGCCGCCGTGCCTAAGGCCAGCCTTGAGAGCGGCAAGCCCTTTTTCGGTGGCGCGGTATATGCCGAGGCCGCGCGTCGCATAGCCGTTTCTGACGAGATGCCCGCCGGAATCCGCTATTTTTTTCGCAGAAACGTCAAGCGTTGCAGCAAGATCGCGGATGAAGTGCTCTTCGCCGTCAGCGAGCGCTCCAAGAATGGCATGGGTTAGGGGGTGTTCGGGAACCATATCAGGCCACCTTCTTTGTCCGCACCCCGCGCGGAGTACGGTTTTGCCAGTCATGGGAAAGAACAATCCCTTCAAGATCCGCAATGTCGATCCGCTTCATGCCGTTGGTAGCCGCAACCTGTTCTATTGTGGCTATGATGTTCAGCACTTCGCGCATACGCCCGCCTGAAAGCCGATGGACTTCCGCAATCAGATCCGGGGTCATTTCGACTTCCGAAAGTCCCGCACAGGCCACGCGAACATCCTCAAGCGTGGCGGGAGCAAACTCGACAACGCGGGCAATACGGCTGCTGATCTGCTTGTAAGAAGCTATATTTTGTTCAATCTTTTCCATACCAATCAGCACTACGGTCACTTCGGCCCGGTCGGAAATGTCCCTGATTTTTTCAAGTGCTGCGGCCTTGTTGTTCAGCGTAAATTCCGCTTCATCGATCACGATCGGAAGCTGCGCCCGTGCGATCGGTTCGAGCAGTCGGGCAAAGAGCATCTGTGCCGTGCCGCGCGTGTCCACCTTTAGCTCCTTGGCAAGCTCGACCAGTGCGTATTTCGGCGTCCAGTCCACGTTTGCCCGCAGGAAAATGGCTCCAACTTCGGCGGCCCAATTAAAAACGGTGTGCGTCTTTCCGTACCCCGGCGCGCCATGCACCAGCACAAGGCCAGCTTCTTTTGCACCGCGTTGCTCCACAGCCTTTATTGCGGTAGAAAAATTCCGGTAGTTTTCTGTTTTTACAAAGCATTTCCGCATAACTTAACGTCCTCCCATGCCAGCCCGCGCTGGCGGTAATAGTCTTCGAGGGAAAGATATTCTTCGGTTTTGACGTACTGGAGTACCCACTCCAGATCGCCGTCTTCCCACCTGTCGGGGGCCTTTGCGAGCCACTCGTATTTGTCGGGTCCACAGGCAAAAATGGGCCGCCGCACAGTATCAAGGATCGGGGCGTCATCTTCGACGGGGGGGAGAAATTCGCGGAGCGGCACAACCTGCTCAGGGGCCGCAGGTTGTGCGGGGGCAAAGTCGCGGGCCATGCTGTCCGCCACATCGATCACCGCGCCGCCGATCTGTCCGGGAAGCGCAACGGTCGCGCCGGGAATGACGGCCTGCACCTTCTTTTCGAGGCGTTGCACCTGCGCCTTTTCGCGCTTGTCGCGCCCGGCCTGAATCCGGGACTTCGGGAAATACGGCATGGCGTTGCCGTTCAGTTCCGCCGTGCAGATTTTCCGCCCGTCGAGCGTCCAGACATAGACCTTTGACGGGTCCCAAATGTCATACCGCACCTGCACGCGCTCGCCGTGAAAGTCCGCAAGCTCAAAAGAAAAATACTTGGCGTTATAGAAGGTTATCCAACCGTTCCGCACCTGACGCTGTTCGGCGGGCATAAACAGCTCTTCGCGCAAATCTTCCGGCACGGTGACGGGTTCCCAATTTTGCGCCGTGAATGTCGCCCAATATTCGTCAGGCGAGTAGTTCCGGCGCTTGCCCGTGCCGTCAACGAAACGGGGGAGGCCCCTGTGGGGCGTGGCGTTGTACTGCGCAACCCGCCGCTTGAGGGCGTCAAGAAATTCCTGCCATGTAGGCAACAGCTTGGTGGTGCCGGACTCCTTGATCTGCTTTCTGGACAGCTTGAAAACTTTATGGGCGGCGTCTAAATCCATGTCGTATGTAGTACAGGACGCGAATTGCTTGCACAGCCGCCGCGTGAGCGTTTGAACAGTGCGTTCCATCAGCCCCTTACCCTGTGGGCGTCCGGGAATGGCATCGGCCTTTTCAATGCCGAGCCGTTCCAACATGCCGACGCCTTCCGCAAGCATGAGCTTGTTTTTATAGCCCGGCCCGTTGTCCGTGTAGAAAATCGCGGGAATGCCCCCGGCACAACAGGCCATGCGGAGCGCGTCAAGAATCGTGAACTTGTCTTCGGCCAGCGCAACGGAGACGCCCACGACGCGGCGCGTCGCCACGTCCATGACAAAGGTCAGTTCAGGCTTGAAGGGCTGCCCGTTATAGGGGTGCAGCACTTCGACATCGGCGGTTGTGCCGTCAGCCGTGTAGACATCTGTCGGCAACAGATCGTCAGTCAGCCGGAGCTTGTGCGGGCGAAGGTGCAACAATGCGTTCCCTGTCCTGCGACCCGCTTCCCGTTCGGGAAGGGCGATCTTTTGGAGCCAGCGGCGCACAGCGTAAACGGAAGGGATGCCGGACTGTTGAAGCTCGGCGGCGTTCAGGAGAAAGCGTTGCATATCCGTCACATTGAGATCGACGGGGAACCCTGAACCGGCACCGGCAATAATACTTTGACACGCCCCGGCGAACTCTTCATATGCCTGCGCTACGGAAGGCTTTTGCGGGCGTTGCCAGAATGCAAGAAACAGATGTAGCCACGCGGGCGGCGTCATGACTTTTTGCGGGTGACGCGGAATAAGCCCGGCTTCCCCCTTCTCGGCATAGGCCGCACGCCATTCATACAGACGGCGCTCCGACAGGCCGCGACTCTCACCCCGCCCATACCGGGCATTGGCAAACTGCACTAACCCGGAAAGCCGGGCGGGAAGCGTTCCTTGCAGAGAAGCCAGCACAAGGCTGGAAATGGCGGCCCTATACGAGCTAACGAGAGCGAGGCGCTCGATCTCGCGGACAAACGCCAGCCGGGCCATAACTGTATTGCGTTCCTTTTCGGAGAGGTGGCGCAGGGGGGCTGTATTGGGAAGCGCGGGCGCTGCAACCGTAGCGGGAGCGTCTTCCGCAGGCTTCACCGCGTAGGCAATGGCAAGCCGAGTCTTTTCAGGCATGGAAGAGA